TTGCCGACATTGGTTTCCATTCCATACTGAAATAAATCCGCGGATTGAATCTTTACTGCCTTGTTGTATTTATCGTTTTGATTTATCTGCCAGTCGGATATTTTGGAAGAAATCAACACTCCAATAAGAAACATTACTGCGATAATGGAAATACTGGCAACAATTTCTCTTTTCGTAATCTCGAAGTTTCCAAAATCCCAACCTCTATCCGTCTTCATATCTATTCCTCAAATAAATTCTGCGGTGCCGATTCTGGTGCATCAAAATCAAGCAGTTCAAAGTCTTTTTTATCATATCCAAGCATATTTAAGAACGATCTCTGAGGAAACGCTTTTACATATTTGCGGTATGCTTTGACAGACTTGTTGTAGTTTTCTCTGTATTCTGCAATAAGATTCTCTGTCATAGAAAGTTCTGTCATGAGCTGCTTGTAGTTCTCAGAAGATTTTAATTCCGGGTATGCTTCACTCACAGCTGAAATTGCAGTAGTAACATTCTCAATATCGTTTGAACCAGAAGTTCTTCCAGAAACAATAGCTTTTAATGTTTCACTCTCATGCTTATCATATTGTTTCACGCAATCCGCAAGGTTGTACACCAGATCAACTCTGCGTTTTTCCTGTATCTTAATGTCTGATGATGCTGATTCTACCTGTTCTTCCAATGATATTGCATGATTCTGGAAACTTTGTACTCCAAAGATTCCGAATATTACAATTGCTATAACTCCTACAAGTGAAATTAATAATACTTTCCATGCATTTTTCATTCAACATATCCTCCTACAAATAAGTCACAAATTTTATCAAGTTGCATTTCTTTTATTTTGAATTCAATTTCTTCCCTGCTGTCAATATTACGATAGCCCGATTTTTTCTTCATTTCTTGTTGATAAAATTCATCTTCTTTCTGCTTTTTAATTTCATTCGCTCTTTCCTTTGAAGTAAATACCCCAAATAGATGGAATTCTGAACCATATTGCTCAAAATAGACATCTCCGTAAACCAGATATACTTTCATGTGTTCACCTCACTGGAATTCCTAACTGTTTGTAAGTGAATACGGCAGTGTACTTCTTCCCGCATTTGTAGCAAGTTTCCGTAATAGTGCAAGTCTTTTCTTTGTCATTGCATTTTGATTCTGTATCCGAACTTTTGAACTTGCATCCACCTGTTAAAAAACATTTAATCCGTTTTCTGTTCATACATTCACCATAAATTCTTTCTTGCAGTTGCTTCCCTTGCATTTGTACGGCATCCGATGAATTTTTGTGGTGGGGAGAATTTTCAGTGCCTTTTTGAAGCAATAAGGACATATCACCCATTTTTCGCCATTTACCGTTTTGATCTGTGCTATCCCGTCCCACGGTTCTGGTGGGTTCATTACCTGAGAGAAATCTATCCCCTCAGATTCAAGTGCTGATTTGATGCTCACTTTAATCTCCTATTCTTTTTATGCTTAATGCCTTTACGTTTCCGTTTAAGATAAATTCTCATTTTGCTTCTTACATTATCGCTGAATTGATTGTGAAACTTCCTCTTTCTCTTTCTTCCGGCAATCTGTCTTATTTTGCGTTTTCCATGCATTTTAAGATAATTGTTTTTATACGAAGCAATGCATGTTTTAAACGCTCCTGAAGAAAGATATATGCTTTGAACGGCTTCTATCCAAGGGCTACTAAGTAAATATGCATTATCTTTCATGCTTTCTCACTCCTTTATGTCCATTCCTCTTCCAGCTTTGTAACAATCTGCTATATATGTTCTATGTACATCTTCCATACCATTAATAGCTTTTCTCATTGCTTCTGCCATTTTTTCATCATAATATGTATTCCTAATGTGTAGCTTGTTTTCACACAGATTAACGCTTATTGAATCTTCTAACAGCGGATAATTTTCGCCTAAGAACACAGGTGCATCTCCAAAGCCACTCTGTAAAAGGCCATCAAGTATATTTAATAATTTGCTAACAGTAATTTGATTATCCATAACATCAACTCACCCCATGAATCTTTCTCAGATTCGCATATCGGTCAATCAGAACGTCAAGTGTTGTATGTAACTGATTAATCGTAATGCAATCGTCCTGATGCTGTCTGTGATATTTTGCGATTTCTACAGATTCGTCGTAAAATGGTGCATCTGCCTTTTCGTCCACCTGTCTTTTTAACTCGTTATTATAAGCGCACATTTTATCCAGTTCAGCCTGAAGCTCGTTGATTTTATTATCCTTGTCTAAAATCTCATGTTGCTTTGATTCTCTCTCATCAGCCAGACGAACAATCTCTTCTTTCAACTGATCTACTGTCCAGCTCTTCAAATCTTCAATTCTCATGACAACACTCCCTCTATCTTGTAGACCACGTAACTATTTTATTCTTGCACTGTGGGCATATGATATATTTCTGCTTACGTCCACGTCCAGATGGCATATTTGTAGAAAACATTTTTTCTATGCATTCTTCTTTAACATCTTCTTTTTCATCGTACTGCAACACTGCTCCGCATTTTCCGCAATTTATTCTTTTTAATGTTCCAGGAACTAAAATTTTAATCATTTTATATCACCATATTCCTCTATTAGTGTTTAATTCTCCAAGAACGTTAGGCTGACAATCTTTTTTATCAAGTAATGTGGCCTTTGCGTTATAAATTGTCTTAATCCTATCAGATTCGAGATAAAATTCACTATGAAATTTAGTTTTGCAGTTTGTACAAATCCATTCTGCGTCAGTTCTCAAGCCTGCAGCATCTACATCACCGCAAAAGAAATCCACTCCTGTATTGATTACTACTCCTCCGCAAAACGGACATTTACGTTTGTCTCGTAACGATAAATTATTTTCCATAATTTTATTTTTCCCTACCTTTCCTGTGATTCATCTGGCACTCGATCATCTTTGCTATATTCTCACGTTCCTGCTTTATTCCATGTCCCTGGCGGAA